ATATCTTAGTTGAATAGGTCGGTTGATTTGAGGAAACGACCGCCCCATAGGGATTTTTGAACCTTGGTAGGCTCAAACTGCACGATCTCGCCTAGATCGCCAGACTTGCGGAAAGCGGTGTCGTGCTCTACGGCATCTACTCGCTTACCAAACTCATTAAAGACACCCTTAACATTGTTAACTTCTCCAGATACGGCTTTAACCTCACCAGATACAGTGTCAATAGATTTACTTAGTGCAGCAATTTGGTCATGTAATGACTTTACTGTTGCTGCAAGATCGCCAAAGGCATTTGTAAGAGAATTCTTGATTTCAGCAACTGCCTCAACAATTACTTCATCAGACTTGGTTACATCATTTACGTCTGTAACCTTTTCTCCCTCTTCTGATTTTTCAATAGAAGAATCTGCACTACCATCAATTGACTTCTCTGCATCTGTAGCTTCTGCTGCTGGTGCCTCATCAACGACTGCAGGAGTTTCAATAACTTCTGCTGGTTGTGCCTCTGGAGCGACCTCAACATTTTCAACTGCAGCATCTACTGCTACGTCTGTTGCTTCTGTCATAGGACTAACCTCCTTTGTAATCTTAATTGTGCTAATGCCTTTGGCACTATCAACTAAGAACTTTATCATGTTTACTTTTTCGTTATCATTTTTTTCAACAAAACCTATATTTTGCATTTGCTTTTGTGTTACTGGATGCATTGCTGTTTCGGAATCTGAAACCATTACCATTCCTGTTTCTGCATCATAAAAAATATTTTCTGTTTCAACTTTTGAAAGCATTCCATCAATCACATTAAGGCCATCTTTCTTCTCTATAGAAACAATATTAGCAAATTGATTTGCTGGTGAATCAACTAAAGATAATTCAAAAAGATCATAATCCTTGATTACTCGGATTGTCTTATCCATATCTTCATTATATGCATCATCCCAAGACTTGATGTTTCCACCAATTGAGAATCCAGTGTAGGTTCCATCTAATACCTTTTCCCAGGCATTTTGAGCACCCTTTGAAACATAGGCAGATACATAAACTCCGCTATAGAACTTCTTATCATTTGGATCAAAGTATCTATCTTCTTTAAATGAGACTATCTTTCCAACTGCTGATGGTTGGTGCATTTCTCTTAGGTTCCCACGAAAATTCTTAAATGCTTCTATGCTTGATTCGGTTGTTACAATATCACCTTGCTTGTCAATATTATCAAGGGTGGCAAAACCTGACACCATACGGCGCTCAACATCTACTTTTCCAATAGGCATTGAAAGACGAACATTGTCGCCATCAGTTACCCAATGTGCTTTATTTATAATCATAGCTTATCTATTATACCAAACATTTTAAACATTATCTCAACTACTGAGACGATCTCCCTTCGCCCTGTGCATTTCTTCCAGAGACAGTTGTTGTAGAGTCTGAATTATTATTTGTTCTTTCAGAATCACGTTGTCTATTGCCTGCAAGATTTGCTGCTGCATCAGTTGCCTGACGTGCAGACATTACAAAAGGCTCATCTCCATCTGCTCTTTGTGGAAGGTCTAGCTTCACACGAGCCTCATTTGGAGTCATAACTTGAGTCTTAACATATCTCTCAAGAATTTGTGACTGAGCAATCTCATCAGTTAATGTAAATTCATTAAACTTAAGCTCAAGAATATCTGTCTTTTCTTTAATAATTTTATTTACGACTTTGGCAATATGGCTTTGTGCTGGACGGCAAACTTGCTCTTTAAATGTTCGATCTTGCGAAATAGCTGCAGCAACGCCAGAGCTTTCAGATCCACCAATTTTAGACATAGGCATTTGGTGAGCAATAAAGATATCATCACGATTTTGTTTACGATACTCTTTGAATGATCCATCCTGGATACCATTTTCAACAGCTTCCATTTTAAACTCAACTTTGTTTTGATCGGTATCTCCAGGAAGAGGGATGTATAGAGTTCTATGTGACTGAGACTTTAATCCAGTTTGAAGGAATCTAAACATTTTATCTTCACCGTCAGAAGATAGCTTTGCGCCTTTAAGAGTTACGACATATCTTGGAACTGCTTTATTTTCAAAATAGTCAATGTTGTATTGAGATGCAAGTTGATCACCAATTAAAGATGGAAGGGCAGCAATAATGTCTGGGATTCCATAATATGTATTTAGTGGAGAATATTCTTTATAGTGAATGATTTCATTTGGACGAGCATCTGCTGTCATTGGGTTTGGATTTTTAGCCCCAAAATTTCTAAAGTAAACTACAGAGTTTCCAATAATTTGAACAAAGCCATCATGAAGACGACGGACACGAACTGTAGTTGCTGGGATATGTCCAAGATATCCAATTTCTCCAGTTACAGTTCTTCCTATTTCTAAAAATCCATTTCCTGTAGCTTGAACATCTGTGTAAAACTTTTCCATTGTTTTTGTAAATGAATCATCATCGTTTAAATCTTCTAGCCAGTCCTTAAGTTCAAGCTTCATTCTTTCAATTCTGCGACGAGCACGATCAACTGCTCCTTGATCATCATTCATTTCAAACCTAAGCATTGTTCTATCTGCTACTTCAAATGAATATCCAAGACCAACAACATTTTCTACCTTTGCATCAATAGCAGCATGATTAGCAAAAGATGTATCATAAAAGTTAGCAAGCTCATACATGTTATATGGTGGTGTTATTACATCAAACAATCCATATCCATTACGATATACAGTTCCAGGATTAATAGCTTTTGATGAAGCATCTACTCCAGAAGGTGTTGCATTAGCTGAATCTAAATATGCATTGGTTGCAGTGTTAATTGCTTTTGTTACATTCCGTGCAGTTTTTCTGCGAAAGTTTTGATTAAGACCTGAGTAGTCTTTTAAGTTTTCCCAAGATTTATTAAACGGATCCTGAGAAGCAAAAATGTTTTCATCTTTTTCTTGAGTGTTAAGTCCAACACTTACATATTCATTATTCATCGCTACCATACTTATCATAAGTTTGTCGTGCTGCAACCCAAGCTCCATGATCATTCATAGAAGGAATTAGGCCATTTTTCATTCTGTCTAGTTGTTCTGAATGCTCTTCTTCACTAATTCTTGTAAGACCTGGAACAAAAACACAGGTTCCTTCACCATCATCACCATAATGCATGGCGACTTTTTTTAATTTTGAAATTTGTGAGATATCTCCACGCATTGATTCTATATTTAAGACGCTACCTTCTCCATCTGTAAACCAATTGCCATTAGACTTTTTGTATACGTAAAGACCCCAATTGTAATCTTTTTCAATTACTTTGCGTCGAACGTTGCTAACTTTCTTAAGAATTTCATTATCCATAACCACAAGTATAGCATATTAGACAGGTATACTGACAGATGTCTGCCAAGATGTATCTGCGTATATTTTTAGCTTATCTGCATCAAAAATCATTCCTTCTGAATCATCAATAATAATCTTATTAGTTCCTAAATAGGTTTTATAAACAGTATCTGGACTTACACCATATAGGTTAGAAGTGCCAATTACCAGAACGCCCTGCCATGTAAAGTTGTTTATCCAAAATTGCCAATTAAAGTTAGTTATACCATCAGTCTTAACTTTTAGCCAAGGTCTAACTAAAGTGCTTTGAACCTGTTGTAGGTTATTAGCTTGATAGTAGGCAACATTATTAAATAGCATTGGACCAGTCAAGTTAATACCGCCCAGATATGAATCAAGGTTTAGGGCATCGGTAAATGCTAGTCCAAGGACCCCCCACTCTTTAACAGTAATGACTGGCTCTCTAACTAGTGATCCATTCCAAAAATATGACAAACCATTAAAATCTAGACCAGTGTTTTGACTTTTTGCATAGATTCTTGCTCTATTGCCTTTTTCACTATTTGCAACCATATAGAATTTAATCTTGTCATTTTTATAATTAATCTCAAATAGTTCCGTTGGAATTAATGGGAAATTTTCTTCATCGTATCTCATCCAAAGTTGTGCAGCACTTACACGATAGCTTGATGATAATTCTTGATTTATAGGAACAGCGATTCCACGACTTATTTGTTTATCAAATTCCCCACGAACTTGAATTCCAGTCTTTCTATCTAAGTATAGGTATGGTGTGCTCCCCTTGTATATACTAAATGGATTTTTAGATTTGTAATCATAATATATTCCAGATCTTTTATAAGGAAACAGATTAAGTCCAAAACGAGTTCCAATTGGATTAAAAGAGTTTTCACTTAGTGCTTGTGAAGCAAACTCTAGCTTACTAAGTTTAATTGGTTTTGTTAACGTATTCCTCAAATTAAACTCTAAATGAAAGACAATAGCTAAATCATTAAAGTCAACAGTCTTTGTAGGATATATTAAGGTATTGTCAATAATTTCAAACTTAGTATCAGCCCATTGTGCATGGTTATCCATATCTATTATCTTGTTGCTTTTTGGTGTTTCAGTTATAGTAAAAGAATCTTGTAAAGCATTTGCCCCTTCAGCAACATATTGAAATGTTAAATAACTTCTAATCGAAGCACTTGTTGTGTCATACTCATAATACTTTTCAGATTTTTGCAGCAGATCTTCATAGTCTGCCCATCCAGTGTATAATATATTTCCTAGTTGCTCATATGTTTTTTGAACTGGATTTTTATATTCATTTTTTAAATCAGAATAGGTCCAGTTTTCTA